CCGCAAAGCCGCCGACGCTTCCTGCCAGGGCTTCCATAGTGTTGGTGAAAGCGTCGCCACCATTCTTCGTGGAGTCCACGATGATGCCCATTTTGCGCAGGGCTGTCGTCGAGCCGGTGGCAGACTTGGCGACCGCTTTACCTGCGGTTTCCATGTCGATGCCCATCTTCTGCGACAGGTCTACAACCAGAGGTGTCAGAGAGGTGACCTGTTTCTCGGTCAGACCAAACTGGACTAATAACGCTTGCGCACCGACAATGGCATCACCATCTGCGGTCGTGACCTTCTGAATGGACTTAGCCAAATCCTCAAAGCGTTGCTGTGCGCCATCACTCATCTTTGATGAGTTGGCAATACTGTTCGCCAGTTTGCGTGACTGAAGTTCTGCGTCCTCTGAAGCCTGCGCGAACTCAAAGAGTCCTCGCGCCGCCACGCCTGCGAACGCCATAGCACCAGCACCGAACTTGGTGAAACTTGCGCTCAACTTGTCGATCTTGTCCTCGGCTCGACCGAGATCTTTATCGGCAGCGTTGCCGGTTTTCTGGAATGCGCGGATGGCTTGGTCAGCGTTTGCCGAGATTAGGAACGCCAACCTCTCTGTTAGATTCGCCATCGTTAGAGTCCTCTGTAGGGTGCGCCAGCACCTTCGCCTTGGATGTAAGTGTACGTCTCACGACCCGACCGAATGACGGTTGCTACTGATCGGCTGACTGTGAACTGGAGTTCTTTGATGGCTTGGGCGCGTGACCGTTCAAGGCCTTTGTGGAACGGCTGCTTCCCTTTAGAACCTGGATGCTGGACGTTGTACCGGAAGGTGGACTTGACTGGCATCGGGCTTCTGCCGCTGAACAGTCCGGTCGCACCAAACGCTTCATCAAGTTGCCGCTGTCTGATTGTGCGTTGACGTTGGGCGCGGCTCATACCTTTGCCGGTCCCCGTCTTGGTGAGGCGCGGCGTAATCTTGTGCGCAGGTGCGCCATACTCGACCAGACCCCAGGGTCCACGTGCGATGAGCAGCGACGTAGGATTAGTCGTTCCCTTGGTGCTGAAGCCGAGTGTCATGCGCGGCGGCTTCTGACCTTTCTTGCGAACCATGTTCCGCATGGCTTGGTCTGCGCCGACAGCCTTGATGAGTTCCCCTTCGATGCTGTTCTTGACCACCATTGAGGCGCGCATGACCGCATCCTTCTGCGACTTCTGGACAGCGGTTCCTATCCGTTGTATCTGAACCGCGAAGTCGGTGACGGTCTTGCTGCTGCGCATCTCATTCTCTCGTCGCCAGGGAGCCGATGACCTTCGCACCGCTTGCGCCATAGACCTCTGCCAGAGCCTCGTCTGCGTCGCCGCCATTGACCGAGGTGAGCAGCACGACCAGCCACGCCGAGAGTGCCTTGACCCCAGACCACGGACTGATCGAGGTCCAGGAGTCGCCGCCGAGAATGTCTGCGACTGCGACAAGGTGCGCGCCGAGAACCTGCTCGTCAGTCCATTCGTGGTCGTCCCAAGTGATCTTCCACTTGTTCACGATCAGTTCGTGCCGTGAGTGACGTTGCCGGTGATCTGGAGGGACAGCGAGAAGGTGACCAGGTCTGCGACTGCCGACGACACTTCGTAGTTCGACACCAGGCATTCGCCGCTGACCTTCGGGGTGCTGGCTGCTGTACCGGCAGGCGAGTATTCAAAGGTGCTGGTCGTGCTGGCTCCGAGCAAGGCCGTGATCTGCGTGTTGAGCGTGGCATCCCACTTACCGGCGACGCTGATGGTGTCACCGTTGCGCAGACCGCCGATGAACGACTTGGAGGTTGAACCGAAGGTGGTGGTGTCCAGCATGTCGGTCGTGTTGGCGATGCCGCCGACGCTGTCGACGTATGCGCTGATATCGGTGAGAGTTCCAGCAGCGTTGTCCAGTTTGAACACCGATGCTTTTGCGGCGACGAAAGCCATGATTTCTCCTTAGAGTCTTGCCAGACTGATCTGGGTTGTGAACGATGGGGTTGTTCCGGTGATAGTGTAACTCGCTCGGATGTAGCGATTCACGGTTCCTGTACCCGTCACGATCTGTGAGGTGGCGGCGGTCGCGGCGGTAAACGTCGCGAGGGTGGTCCAGGTGGAGTTGTTGGTCGAGTGCTGGACGAGCATAGTCATGCTAGGCGTTGTGCCAGATACATCGGTCACGTGAAGGTTCGCAACGAATCCGTTGCTAGAGGCTGCGGCGTTGTCCACGCTAGAGCCGTTTCCTGTTGCCGTGAGCGCGCCCAAATCCAGCAGGCTTACTCCGAGGGCGGCAGGTTGTCCTGCGCCGAAAGACATGCTGAATCCAACCACATCTGCGACTGCGCTTGATACTTCATAGTTGACGGTGCGCGCCGGTATTACCCAAACGCTGCTGCCGTTCGCAAAGCCGGTCGGTCCGACAGAGGTAGCGACAACCAGGTCGCTATTGATGGGCGTGGTGATGGCATCCCACAATGAGCCTGCGCCGGTGGAGTTGTCGAACATACCGTCCACGTTGAGGCCAAACTCTTCCAACCCTGCGATGTAGGACTTGGATGTGTCCGCGAGGCTGGTCACGTCGAGCATGTCCACCGATGCTGATGGGGTTGCCGAACGGATGTAGGCGGCGAGTGCCGTTGAACCGTAGAGGATTTTCGTCTGGTTGCTGTTGATGAAAGGCATGGTTCCTCTATGCGATCACAAGGACTGTGAAGTCAACTGTGAGCAAGCCTATCCCATCGCCGCGATCTTCTGTGGCAATGTTGCGCGCTTCTTGGACTCTGGTGTTGAGTGCGACGCCGCCGAGCGTAGGGTCGGCTTCAATGGCTGTCTTTACTGAAGATGCGCCTGTTCCTGCCAGGTAGGACTCGACGCTGGTCTGTGCGACACGGTCATCAGCACGTCCAACCACCATCGTGATTAGGAACTCAAACTCGTCGGAGCCTCGGCTGAGGGTGGAGTCGTAGGAGACGCGAACCAGACGGACGACTGCGGACGGCAGGTTCGGTGTATCGGGGACGTAAGCGTAGACGCGCAGCCCTGGGATAGTCGCGAGTTGTGTTGCGAGTCCTGCGCGAAGGCTGGCGATGGCGGCAGGCATCAGGCGACTGCGACCCTCATGTATGGCAGCAGCAGGTTGCGCGCATCCAGGTCTGAACCGCGAACCATGACCGCACCAAGTTCACCGAAGCCTGCGACACCGAGAGGCGCATCAGGACGCTTGAACAGTCGAATGGATAGAAGCAGCGTCGCTTCCGCGACAGGATCAGGAACTTGAGGCCAACCGAATGTACCGGCGACTCGGACTCGCGTATCAGGAATCCACTCTGCGTCCTGCGACACCAGGAAGTTGAACGGGAATCCATAGATGGGAGCCTCTGTAGGTTCCAATCGGTAGTCGACGTTGTATTCCCAGGTGCTTGTGAACGTGTTGTCGTTGTTGTCGTCGCTCGTTACGACCAGCCCTGTAGCGGTTGCCAGGTCGGTGATGCGCACCTTGTACGGGTTGATGACCGTGTAGTCGTAGGTCCCTGACCGTTGGAAGAAGAACCTGCCGGTCTGCTGATCAACCCAACGTGATGCCCGTTGGATACAGGCTTCCAGGCGTGTGTCGTCGATTGAGTCGGTGATGCGTAGCGCAGACTTCACCTCGGCAAGTGTGACGTACCCGTTGGTGATGGGCATGGCTCACTTCTTCTTGGTGGATTTGCGCAGAACCGCAGTCTCAACTTCGTGTGCCAGAGCGGCAGTTTCCTCGACAGCCTTGCCAACTTCTTCCAACGCTTTGTCGGCTTCGCCGCCGAGACGCTTGATTTCCTTGTCCACCTGAGCGACACGGTCTTTGAGTCCGCGACGGACGTATCCGATTCGCTCGGTCATGAGGGAAAAGATTGAAGGCATGTTCACTCCTGTTGGGGGGTTGATCTGCGGCGCAGACCCGACACCTGCGCCGCAGATCAGATGGGTCAGAACGTCGGCGTGACGAGGCCCGTGCCGGTGATCATCGAGTGACCGACCGCCCCGTAACGCTCGCCGGTGTAGGCGGCGTAACC